TGTCGGCATCAAACCATCCTACTAAATCCTTTCACCTTATCAAAGCGAATCACATCTGCAAACTTATCATGCAGAGATTCTTTATGAGAGATAACAAAGATATTCGCATCTTTAATGACGAACCGAATGATCTTTAAAAATTCTTCTGTTCCAAATCCATCGAGAGAACTATCAAACACCTCATCCATGATGAGTAGATTCGTGTTGACAGAGTTCTTCATCCGTGCCACTTCACGCCAAGTGAAGAGTAGGGCCAAATCGATTCTCATCTTCTCCCCCTCGCTGAAAGAAGAGTAAGAAAAACTGTCGTGGATTGGGGACTGGACGGTTTCGTTGAATTCCTCGTCAAGAGAGAAGTTAATGTAAAAGTCCATAAGTTGAAGATACTTATTGACTTGCTGATTTATCAGCGGTAGATACTTCTTAATGATTTTGGTCTTGACTCCACCGTCTTTAAGCAAACTATACGAAAAATCGTAATAGTCAATCGTGTCCTTACGTTGAGCGAGTTCGTCGTATGTGGTTCTTAAGTTGTCTTTGAAGGTTGCTAGCTTCTCATGCTCAGTATTTCTGTTTGCAAGTTGCTCGGTAATTCTTTGAATTTCCGATTCCAGATCTCTGACTTGTCGTTGACATCCAGCGATCTTAATATTGTTTTGAGAAATGCCATGCGTTAGTGTAGTAATCTCCTTCGATAGAGTGGTGAATTGACGCTCTCGCTCTTCTTCCTTATTAATCGCCTGTTCCAGTTCTTTATAACCGGATTGCAACTCCTTTGCTTTATCTTGAGCGTCGGTAATTCTATTTATTCTGAAGGTCTCTTCAATCGCCTGGTCACAGGTAGGACAAACCGTATTTTGTGTGAAGAACTTATGCTCCTTCGTAATCGTCGCTACCTTATTAGAAATCTTACCCTTGAGATTACCAAGTGTACGGAGTTTCTCTGTAGCTCCAGAATACTTTTCAAGTTTCTTCTCAAGAGAAATAAGTTCGTCATTCATACCTTCACAGGTATTCATCAAATCGTTCTCTTCGTTTAAAAGTCCCTGAATCTTCTCTTCTTTCTGTTTGATGTTATCTTTACCACGACTCTCAATCTCTTCAATAAAGTTCTTTTGCATCTTAACTTTATCGTTCAAAGATTCTTTCTTAAGTTCTAAAACCTTGATATCCTCTTTGACCTGACGGATCTTATCCTTCATCAAATTATTCATAGAAGAGAAGATACGAATATCAAGAAGATCCTCAATCACATCTCTACGATTTGCAGCAGTCAACTGCATGAAAGGAACAAACGTGCTACTGCCCAGAATCACAATCTGAGTAAAAGACTTATAGTTCATCTTGATCACATTCTGTTCAAACCACTTCTGCTGATCAAGTGCAGCTGCGGACTGATCTAGAACGGTGCCATCACGATGAACCTCAAAAACATTTGGTTTGATGCCACGAACAACTTTCCAATCCGTATTCCCAATAGAAAACTCCACCTCAACAATACAGTCCTTTTCGTTGACTGAGTTTACCAGTTGAGGTTTGTTGATTTTGCGAAATGGTTTTCCAAACAGAGAAAAAGTGAGAGCATCAAGTAGAGTGCTCTTACCAGCTCCGTTGGTTCCAATAATCAGATTTGTCGGATGTTGTGTAAACCCTATCTCAGTATATTGATTACCAGTTGACAGAAAATTTTTCCAACGAATTTTCTCAAATAAAATCATGTGTGGTTTCAGGAGGAATTACAAGATCGTTCTCAGTAATGATTGCATATTTGTAGTCATGCATCTCACAAGTTTTAATCATTATCTCATCTTCAATTTCTATGACATGCATTTCTGGACTTCCACCGTCCTCCAACATCATAGCATATCTCATCGCATCGTCTTCGCCTTTGAACAAATATAAAATTTGCTCACCTTCTTCATCAGGCACAGAGTATGCACCCTCTGTTTCTTTTCCGTAGATTGTTAGAATGTACATCTTAGATCAACTCACATGCCTCTTGATAGGTCTGTCTCATAATATTCTGAACTCTAGACTTATCAAGTTGAATTTCTGCCTCCTCGATATATCTATTCAAAATAGAAATAGTATCTTCGGACTCAAAGACCTCAAATTCTTCTGGGTCTTGGATATCAAAGTTTTCAACAATTTTGATATCAGCAGCTACATCAGTGATTTTATCAATAAACTTCTCAAATGCTTTGGTATCAGTTTTCTTGCGAACAATCACTTTTACAATCTTACCCTCATACTCGCTTGCATCAAACAATTGATGGGGAGTATCTTCGTAGTAGATGTTGTAAAAAAGTCTGTAAGGATTATCTACGTGAAAATGTTCAAGAGTTTCTGTATCAAAGATGGTGAATCCTCTCCGATCACCGACATCGTTCCAGAACATCTCATACGGATTTCCCAAGTAGTAGATCCGTCCATCATCCGATCGAGTGTGGTAGTGACCGCTGAAGACCTTGGTGAACTCTGAATATAACTCGCCCGGATGACCATGATCCATGATGCAGCCTCGATGAGCTCTAAATCCGTTGAGCTCAAGGTGCCCCATCGCGATCTTGCAAACTGAACCTTTAATAAGTTTGAAAGTAGTTTCTTCATTTTCTTTGTTGATCCATGGAATAAACAATACGTTTAGTTTATCTAGTTTAACTTCTGTTGACTCAGAATAAACAGTTACGTTATCATACTCACGTAGAAGAAGATCGACAGCATTTACTTCATTAGTGTTCTTGTAATATGCTGTGTGGTTTCCTACGATCGTATGAACATGAATTCCCATGTCTTTGAGACGATCATAGTAATTATCTTTGGCCCATGCTAGTGCAGAGAAATCAATACCCTTACGGCTATCAAAGGTATCACCCATATCAACGATGGTTGTGATGCCATGCTCTTCCAGGTATGGAAAGAAGACATCATTATAAAACTTCAGAAAGTAGTCGTGAAACAACTTTGAATTCTTACGGGCACCAAAGTGTTGATCAGTGATGATTGCAATCTTCATTAACTACGGAGCTTGGAATGCACGTTATCTTTGATCTGATTGTAATCGGAATAGTTCGATCCGTCAAGGGTGTTGTTGTCGTCAAACACCTCACTGTACCCTGACTTTTCAATAATCTTGTTCTTAATTTCTAACTGACGCTTCTCTCTTTGGATCCTGCGGAGAAACGCATAATGAATGATCTGCGTAAAGTAAGCAAAAGGATTTTGGGATTTCTCAGGATTAAAATTATGAATGTACTGAACGCAATTTTCGATTCCATCAGAGATCATGTCCTCCTTAAACATGTAGTTCACAAAGTTAGGCTTAAAGGACAAGTGATTTGCGATCTTCAAGAAACACTCACCAATATAGCGTGGAATTGGTGGTTTTGTATCCCATCTTGAAGCGCGATCAGCTTTCTCAGGTTCCCTACCGTACTTCTTAATGAATGCGTTTTCAACATCATTCCGATATTCAATCAGTGCAGCGAGAAATTCCTTATTGTTGACGTAATGTTCAGACCTTTTTCTTTTGGTCATACCTGGTTGTATCATAAGTTTATCTCATAATATGTATGAATTATATCATCTTAATGACGAGGTGACAAGATCACTTGACACATTTCAAATACCAAGTAGAATACCTTTGTGGGGTTTGATAAGAAAGCTATATTACTCTTGAGTTTTATTATAGATCTTCTCTAGGATTTCTTTTACATCGTTTACGTTTCCTAGACGACCCATCTTACGATCGAGGCTTGATTGATTGGTCGAGTTCTTATCAGATTCAGATGATCGAATATAGTCTTGATACATCATTATCATTTCTATATCTGTTGACTCGGACATAGTTAATACATCCTCTAGATTGACAACAAACATATCATCAGTTGTTGTCTTTAACCATGGTTCAATTTTATATCCTACCACTCCCATCCTTCCTTTGATTTCATTTACGATGATCGGATGAGAAACCAACAGCATGGTTCTATCCTCTTCTTCGGAAGCAGCTACTCTGGCAAAGATCTCTTCGCCTGATTTTAATTTGACTGTACAGTAAAAATCGTCTTCTATCATACCTTTAGTTGAATAGTGATTATCTCATAGTTAAAGTTTTCCTCATTATATGTCTTAATTCTTTCTATGAAATGATTGAGTGTGTAATTTCTTTTGGACTTGGTTGTACAATCATCAGCGATGTCATACAGAGTTGCTTTTACTTTGTCTTTTCCTTTTCTAAGAACTCGTCCAATACTTTGAAGATTACGGATTCTTGATTTACTTGGAGAGGCAAAGATAACATTATGGAGTTTTTTAATATTGATACCTGTACTAAAAGTTCCATAAGAGGC